TTACTCGCGGCGCAGTTTCTGTTCGGCGACAGCGACCGTCTGCTCGTAGCGGTCAATTTTGGAGTTAAGGCGCTCCAGCGTCTGCCGCATCTCCTCCATCCGCTCCAGCAGCAGCTCCCGCTGCTCAATGAGGATCTGTTTGCGGGCCTCGGTGGTATCCTCCCCCTGCTGAAACAGGGAAACATACTCGATCAGAGCCTCCACCTGGATACCGGCTCCCCGCATACACTTGGCAAACTCCACCCAGGCGCAGTCCTCCACGGTATAATCCCGGATGCCGCTCTTGCTGCGGTGAACGGTGGGAATCAGGCCGATGCGCTCGTAATACCGCAGGGTATCGGCTGAGAGGTTGTATTTACGGCTGACTTCGGCAATGGTCATAAGGTCATCTGCTCCTTCCGGCGGGCTGGCTCCCGCTGTTTGTTCGATTTTATCACCTGGACTCCGCTCCAAGTCAAGGCTGAGTTTGGAAAAAAAGCAGAAAAATATTGCAGGCGGCAGTTGACAATGTGCGAAAAGTGTGGTATCATCTTTTTTGCATTTGGCCGGAGACCGGACGTGGAGAGATGTCCGAGTGGTTGAAGGAACCGGTCTTGAAAACCGGCGATGTGGAAGCATCCGTGGGTTCGAATCCCACTCTCTCCGCCACATTTTTTCAAATGTATCCTGTATTTGGCATGCAGAAGTACCCAAGTGGCCGAAGGGGCTCCCCTGCTAAGGGAGTAGGGCGGGAAACCGTCGCGAGGGTTCAAATCCCTCCTTCTGCGCCAGAATGAAAACCTCGCAACTGTAATGGTTGCGGGGTTTTTTCTTACTCTCCCAATGGATTGAGGATTCCGAAAACGAAGATTTTGGCTCCGATTTAAAAGGCCAGAAACCGCTTCAGCGAGCAGAAATTACACACAGATTACACACGGCGGATATTATACTTGATGTGACATATGCGTACTATGAGAAAAGAAGAGAGAGCCTACTTAGTAAGCTCTCTCTTCTTGCCGTATTAATATACATATCTATATTTCAATCCGTGGGGCCAGGATCGAGGCCCACCAGGAAGCTGCGCCTCAGCCTCCCGACGCTCTTATATTACACCTCGCGGCGCCTTTGTCAACTCCCAGGTCAATAGCGGATTTGAGCAGAGACATAACCTCTCCGATATGCTGGGCAGGGCTTGCTCCACCAATCATCCGGGATAAAGTCCACCAGCTCGGCACAAGTGTCAGGGTAGGCTCTCCAGCCGCTACACTCTTTTGCTTGTTCAACTTTTAGCGCCGACCGGCGTTCTTCTGCTGTCAGCCCATCATAGGCTTCGCGGGTGAATACCTCTTTAGCAGTCAGCTTTTTCATGGTTTGTTCTCCCTTCTCCCCTGCGCGGAGCCTCCATTGTGTTGATTGTAGCATCCCATGGCGCGTCTGGCAAGGGGGGTAAGTTATCTCTCCCACGCCTTGCGCTCAATATCCACGTTGAGCTTGATGCCGGGGCGGGACCTTTGCAGCGCCTCAAACGCCTTCAAGGCCTCACGGCGCTGCGTGCCGGGGTAGGTGGTGCTCTCCTCCGCCTCCTCGTGCCCATCTTGGTACACGCGGACCAGAGCGACAGTATAGGTGACGTGCTTGTCATACAAGCCGCGATGGCGCACAAGGTCCAGCCGGTACTCGTAGGGCATGGCCGCCAGGGTAGCATATCGGGCCGCAAGCGCCTGCCGGTAGCCCTCCAGGGCCTCGGCGGTCTCACGCAGCCGCTTGATGGTCTCCGCCGCGCTCCGGTCATAGTAGGCCACGCGCTCCGGGGCGGTCAGCTGGTCCGGGTGCTGGAAGTATCCAGACACCCGGACCTCGGCCTCACGACCCCGCCAAAACAGGTCCTGCCAACTCATGCCGTCGCCTCGTCCAACCGGATGGCGCCGCTGCTGCGGTAGGTCTGGCTGCCGTACTTCGCGCGGATTTGGCTCATGGAGCTCTTGCCGCGATGCCAGCGGTGGCCGTCCTCGGCGTGGTGCCAGTACCAAAGCTTCTTCGTGCTGCTCCAGCGGCACCCGGCCGCCTTCAACGCCTCTTTGTGCTCCCTGGTGTTGCCGCCGATCCAGAGCCAGGAGCCGCACAGCTCCACCTCCAGGCCGTCCAGACGGAGCAGCGCCGCGATGATGTCCCGGAACTCCTCTGGCGTCTCGGTGGTCTGGTGGTGCTCGTCGGCGGTGGCGTTATGGGCCCGCTTCAGCTGCTCGAAGAGCTCGTCGTGCTCCGCGTTGATGGCCTGCATGGTGGCTGTGTCGCCGCCCATGTCCGGGTGGTGTTTCATGCAGAGTAGCCGGTAAGCCCTCTTCAGCTCGTCCAGGGTCTTGACGTTGGAAAAGTATTTCATGGTGCGCTCCCCTCCGGTCTATTGCTTTTCCCTGCCGGTTGTGTTATAGTGGAGGCGGCCAGATGGCAGGCTCTAACCGCCTCCGCTGGGTCTTAGATAGTCGCTTGCTTGTTCAGGGCTGGGCGGCTATCTTTTTTACTGCTTGGGAATGGCTTCCCGGATGATGCGGGCCGCGTCCTGTGCGTCCTTGGCCGTGGCCTCTACCAGCTTGGCTAGGGTTTCAAGGTAAGATGCTAATTCGGTCTGGGTCATGCTATCAATCTCCATTTCGTTTACCTCCTGCCAGGTGGATTCCGCTTGGCTGTTGTCCCTTGCGGTGATTTCATGATAGCACGGTTATACAGTGCTGTCAATTAGACTTGTTGCACAAGGTTCTTTGGGCGGTTTTGTGGAAACTATACACTGTTAAACCGTGAAAAGACATGATACAATATAATAAAGATTTCGGGAGGTGATCACATGGTAACCTCGGCAAAACGCAAGAGCAATAACGCATGGGACAAGGCCAATATGACGGTACTAGGGTGTAAGGTGCGCAAGGACTACGCCGACCGTGTGCGGGCAGTCTGCGCCGCTCACGGGGACACTGTTAACGCCTTATTACGGGACGCACTGGATAAGTATTTAGAAGAGCACGAAGAGCGAAAGTCATAACTTTTTGAGGCAATTAGTCTGACTAACTGTCACATAACACTAAGTCTCAAATGACCAAAATAGAAAAATTTTTGAATCCGCTATCTGTTGCAGTACAATAGATAGCGGATTTACTTTAGTGTAATGCATTTTACAAAACGCGATTTTTGATCGATCTCCTGGATAGGAGCAGAGACTCACAGGTTAAAGGCGAAAGGAGGCGCACCAGTCAGATGTATAAAACAGATAAGCAGAGAGCGGCGGAGGGGAAGCCATCATACTACACTGCTCCGGAGCTGGATGCAGCTTGCGCCGCCTACTTTGAGGACTGCGACGCCAATGGCCGGCAGCCTACCAAGCCCGGACTTCTCCTCCATCTTGGGGTGACGGAGAAGGAGTGGAAAGTGTGGGAGGCGGGGGAGCCTGGATATACCAGACACCCGGCGATTTGCCAAAAAGCACTCCTGGAGATGCGCGACCGATTGGAGCAGCGCAAGGACACGGCAGCCATCTTCCTGCTCAAGCAGCGCCCCTATGGAGGCTATACAGACCGGCCAGAGCCCGACAGTGTGGGCGGAATAAAGATCCACGTTTCATTCGGCAAGGATAAGCCCAACTCAACAAAATAGTGATTCTATTGAGTTGAACGAGGAGGCAAACCATTGCGGCGCAATGAGTGAGAGGCTTTGCATACTGTATTCGCAATATGCAGTCTTCAGACCACAATATATGGGGGTGTCTGCACGGGCTGCACTGCATGGATAACCAGCGCCCCAGGGCGTGCAGGTGAGCGAGGGAGCAGGGGAGAGGGGAGGCCCTACCCCCACCCCGCCCCCACCCGGTACGGGGGTAGCGGAAAATCGGGGGTGCCTTTCCAGGAAGGGTATAGGGGTATCACCGCTTTCACCAAACGCCTCCAAAGCATTACACAGGGGATTCGCCAAGCGGTAAGGCATGAGGTTTTGGCCCTCATATCGCAGGTTCGATTCCTGCATCCCCTGCCACCGGCGTGAGCCGGACTTTTCCCGCATCCTCCTTTTCTGCCGCCCGGTGCCGATGCGGTAATATCGGGCCCCTACGCCGCATGAGGCGGGCGGTGGCACCAGATGTATGGCACCACAGGTTAAAAGCAGACGGGCCTTCCTTGTGCGCTGTGCGAAAGCGGCAAGGCGAAGAAAATTATTGTTGGCTGACCCCGGCTCTATAAAGATGAACGGTTCCGACTGACGACACCAGCGGAGGGGTTGAGATGTACCGTGATTATCAAGGCTGTTCCTATGGATGGAGTATGTGAGGTGAGGATGGAAAGGTGTGGCAACGTAGACCGACCAGCGGTGTCTAAGCGTCAGTAGCAGAAACGGAAATAGGTTGCTGATTGTAATACAGCCTTGATGATTGTGATGTGATCCCGCATAGCGGGTTACATACCATTGAGCGGTGGCGGAACAGACACTAATTGTGGTAAAGCTGGTGCGATTACCAGCAATAGTAGACGCTGACAGTGAAGAAGAGTAACCGTCTGTGAAGAACAAAGCAACAGCGGCGAAGTCGTGGGCGTAGAGCTTTGGTGAGGCCCATATGTGAGGTGCAAATCCTCACCCGCTCAAATTTGCCGCCCCGCAGTTGCAGGAGACGGGGGCGGGGGTACTACAAAACAGGGGGTGGGGATGTTTTCATGGCAGACCCGAAAATTTCAAAACAGAGAGCTGTGGTTCAGGGCGGATGGGTATTGTGTCCGGTGACCTGGGCCAAGATTGGGGCGCTGGAGAAGGGGGCCCACGGGAGCGGGGTAGCTCCCTACTGCCCCAAGTGCAAGGCATCCCATCCGGTGATATTGAAGGAGCCCTAGAGGCCAACTACCGAGGAAAACTCGGCGGTTGGCCTCTTTTCGTTTGTCTGGAGGTAGGTTGTGGCAAGGCGGAAACCGAATCAGCCAACGGGGGAAATCAAGCTGGAGCTGGGGGAGCTGTATCCCAAGCAGTGGCAGTTCATAGAGAGCAAGACCCGGTACACGGCCTATGGCGGCGCGCGGGGCGGCGGCAAGACCCACGTGCTGATCCGGGCCTGCATCCGGGGAGCCTTGCAGTATCCGGGCATCAAGATTCTGATTCTGCGGCGCACCTACCCGGAACTGGAGCAGACCATCATCCAGCCAATGAACAAACTGGTTAACTCCGCTACGATGGACGGGCGGCCCTGCGGCGACCTGATTGCCACCTACAACGGCACCATGCGGATGCTGTTCTTTGCCAACGGTTCCACCGTGAAGTTCGGCCACTTGCAGAGCGCAGCGGCTATCACGGAGTACCAGGGTCAGGAATACGACTGGATTTTCATGGACGAGGCCACCCACTTCACCGAGTATGAGTTCCGCACCATGGGCGCGACGCTCCGTGGCGTCAACGAGATTCCGAAGCACTTCTATTTGACCTGTAACCCCGGCGGCGTCGGGCATCAGTGGGTGAAACGGCTGTTTGTCACACGGGAGTATGAGGGCGTCGAGAGCGGACGGGATTACTCCTTCATCCCCGCCACGGTGGAGGACAACAAGGAGCTGCTGAAAGCGTCCCCGGAGTACATCCAGATGCTGGACACACTGCCGGAGGACATCCGGGCGGCCCACCGCTACGGCGATTGGGATGCCATGGCCGGACAGTATTTCAGCGAGTTCCGGCGGGAGCGGCACGTGGTGAAGCCCTTTATTGTGCCTAAGGAGTGGCCCCGCTACCGGGCGTTTGACTACGGACTTGATATGTTCGCCTGCTACTGGTTCGCCATTGACTTTGACGACCGGGTGTGGGTGTACCGGGAGTATTGCGAGAGCGGCCTGATTGTGTCTGAAGCGGCGGCCGCCATGCGGCGGCTGACCCCGCCGGGGGAACAGATTCAGTTCACCGTCGCCCCGCCGGACATGTGGAGCACCCAGAAGGACACGGGGCGCACCATGGCCGAGATTTTCATGGAGAACGGCATCGGGATTGTCCGGGCCTCCAGCCAGCGGGTGCAGGGCTGGATGGTGGTGAAGGAGTTCCTGAAGGAGCGACCGGACGGACGCCCGGGGATGCTCTTCACCGAGGACTGCCCTCGGATGATCCGGGATTTGCCCGCCCTCCAGCACGACGAAAAGAACCCCTCGGACTGCGCCAAAGAGCCCCACGAGATTACCCACAGTCCCGACGCCCTGCGCTATGGGCTGATCTACCGGATGATGGGGGCACGGCTGGAGCCGGTGCGGCCGGAGCGGGACGATGTGGACTATGTGGAGGAGTACGACGACTACATGACCGGCGGAGAGGCCGCCGACGGATATCTGAGCTACGGAGGATAAGGACATGAACAAGCTGATTTCGCTTGCCCTGCACGTGGGGCGGCTGGAGGCCCGCCTGGAGGCTCTGGAGAAACGGCTGGAGTGGGAACCGCCCGCGCCGGAGGTGCACGTGGAGCTGGGACATGCGGCCACGGGGGCCGACCCGAAGGCGGAGGAGGACGCACGCCAGGCGGAGCGGCTGTTGCAGGAGGGCATTGACAATATCATGGGCTATCAGTGGCCGCCCCGGCGGGAGGGTGAGTGATGGCAAAGAAGGAAATCACCCCCGAGTCCGTGTGGAACGAGTACGAGACGGCCTGCAACTTCAAGGCCGGGCTCAATCTGTATGACAATGTGCGGGCCAACGAGAACTTTTACATCGGGAAGCAGTGGGAGGGAGTGCAGTCCAACGGCCTTCCTACCCCAGTGTTCAACTTCATCAAGCGGATCATCCTCTATGTGGTGGCCTCTACAGCCACGGACAATCTCAAAATGGCGGCGTCGCCTCTGTCCTCCTCCGGCATGGCGGCCCTGGGGGATCTGGAACGGCTGACGGATGTGGTCAACGCCCAGTTTGAGGCCCTGTTTGAGCAGAATAAGCTAGGGAAACAGACCCGCGAGTTCATGCGCAACGCCGCAGTAGACGGAGACGCCTGCATTTACGTTTGGTTTGACCCCGATGCGGAGACCGGGCAGACGGCGAAGGGCACCATCCGCACAGAAATTTTGGAAAATACCCGCGTGTCCTTCGGTAACCCCACAAACCGGGATGTGCAGAGCCAGCCCTATCTTCTGATCTCCCGCCGGGAGCTGCTGGACGAGGTAAAGGAGCAGGCCAGGGCGCAGGGCGGCGCGGCGGAGGACATCTTATCGGACTGCGACGAGACCGGCGACCGCTTTGACGCTATGACCGACGGAAAGGTGACCACCATCACCCGCTTCTGGAAAGATGGGGGAACCGTCCGCGCCATCAAGACCACCAAGGACGCGGTGGTGCGCAGCCAGTGGGACACGGGGATGCAGCTCTATCCCATTGTTTGGATGAATTGGGACTACGTGCAGAACTGTTATCACGGCCAGGCGGCGGTGACCGGGCTGATTCCCAACCAGATCTTCGTGAACAAGATGTTTGCCATGACGATGATCTCCCTCATGACCACCGCCTATCCGAAGATTGTGTACGACAAGACCCGGATTTCCCGGTGGGACTCCGGGGTGGGGAAGGCCATCCCGGTCAACGGCGGAGACGTGACCAACGTGGCCCGTGCCATCGACCCGGCGGCCATCTCGCCCCAGGTGAGCCAGTTTATCGAGCTTGCCATCTCCCTCACCAAGGAGTTTATGGGGGCCACAGACGCGGCCCTGGGCGATACCAGGCCGGACAACACCTCCGCCATCATCGCCTTGCAGAAAGCCTCCTCGGTGCCCATGGAGCTAACCAAGCAGAATTTCTTCCAGTGCGTCGAGGATTTGGGGCGTATCTGGCTGGATCAGATGCGGTCCTACTATGGGGTTCGCTATGTGGACTTGAAACCAACCGAGGAAGAGAAGCAGGAGATGCTCTACCTGGGGCAGGTGCCGGACGACAAGCCGCGGCCCACGGAGTTTGACTTCTCCCTGCTCAACCAGGTGCCGTTGTCCATTAAGCTGGACGTGGGCGGCTCGGCCTACTGGAGTGAGATTGCGCAGATGCAGACCCTGGACAATCTCCTGATGAACGGCCAGATTAACGTGGTGGACTACCTGGAGCGGGTGCCCAACGGCTACATCTCCAACCAGCAGGAGCTGATTCAGACCCTGCGGGAGCGGATGGGGATGGTTCAGCCAGCCATGCAGGGGCAGACGGGAGCCGTACAGGCTGGGCAGGGTAACACAATCGACCTGGCGGCGGGTTCCGGCTACGGGAACCTACAGAGGGCCATCAATCAGACCGGCATGGAGGGAATGGACCTCTCCCAGATACGGGTATAGCGGCGGACCAGCCGTGACCAAATAAAAGCCGCCCAGACCAGGGCGGGAAGGAGCGAAGCAATATGGACGAGACCATGGAGACCGTGCAGGGCGACATTGAATCCGCCTGGAGCGCGGAGGACCCGGCGGGCGAAGCAGAGGGGACGGAGGCGGCGGCTGCGGCAGACCAGCCGAAGAGCGGCGAGGAAACCCCTCCTGCGGAACCAAAAGCGCCGGATGCGCCGGTAGCGCAGCCGGAGCTGTTTACCCTCAAGAACCGGGACGAGACCCGCCAGGTGACCCGTGACGAGCTGGTCGCCATGGCGCAGAAGGGGTGGGACTACGACCATGTGCGGCAGGAGCGAGACCAGCTCCGGCAGTACCGACAGGAAGCGGATCCCGCCCTGGAGCTGGTGAAATCCTACGCCCAGCGCAACGGTATGTCGGTTGGCGATTACCTGGACTATTGCAGAAAGCAGGAGCTCATCGCAACCGGCATGAACGAGCAGGACGCGGCAGCCAGGGTGAGCATGGAAAAGGAACGGGCCGACCTTGCGCGGCAGCGGGCCGAAATCCAGGCGTATCAAGACCAGCAAAACAGCGTTCTGAAGCATGCTCAGCAGCAGGCCCAGGCCCGGAAGCAGGACATTGAGGCGTTCTATCAGTCATACCCCGGCGTAGATCCCAAGAGCATTCCGCCCGAGGTGTGGGGCGCGGTGCGCGGGGGCGACACGCTCACAAATGCGTACACCCGCTGGGAGAACAAGCGCCTCCAGGCCGAGCTGGCCGCTGAGCGGCAGAACAAGGCCAACCGGGACAAGACCCCCGGCAGCCTGGGCGGGGACACCGCAGACGACAACGCCGGCCTAATCTCCAAATACTGGGACGAGGTAGATTAATGAAAAGAGCCCAAGAGGCCGAACCGGAGACGGTGAGGCCCATCCCTCCGCCCGGTTCGGTGAGGGCGGAAAGGAAGTATTATGGCAATCAATTTAGCGGAAGCCTTCTCCAAGAAGGTAGCCGAGGCATTCAAGCAGGACTCTCTGACCGACAGCGCCACCGGCCACGACTACTCCTTCTCCGGCACCCGCACGGTGCGGGTGTGGAGCGTGGACACCGTGCCCCTGGTGGACTACCAGCGCACCGGTTCCAACCGGTACGGCACCCCCGTGGAGCTGGGTGATACCGTCCAGGAGATGACCATGCGGGACGAGAAGTCCTGGACGTTCACCATCGACAAGGGCAACCAGTCCGACCAGTACAACATCAAGGGGGCCACCCGCGCCGCCAAGCGGCAGATTGAGCAGCAGGTCATTCCCTATGTGGACAAGTACCGCTTCCGCGAGTGGTGCACCAATGCGGGTATTATTGAGGGCCTGTCTGCTGCGCCGACCAAGGGCGACATTGTGGACGCGATCTTCGACGCTGGCGCGGCCATGTCCGACCGGCTGGTTCCCTGGAGCAACCGCACCCTCTACATCCCCAACGAGTATTTCAAGCTGCTGGCCCTGTCCGACCAGTTCATCTCCATCGAGGCCCTGGGCAAGAAGTCCGTCAGCAAGGGCGAGGTGGGAGAGATTGACAATATGGTAGTCAAGCGGGTGCCCGCCTCCTATCTGCCCGCCGGGGTGTACTTCCTGGTGAAGTACAAGGGCTCCACGGTAGACCCGGTGAAGCTGAACGACATGAAGATCCACCAGGATCCGCCCGGCATCGGCGGCAATCTGCTGGAGGGGCGCATCTATCACGACTCCTTCGTGCTGGGCACCAAGGCCGACGGACTGTATGTGGCCGGAGCATCTGGCAGTGTGACGGCGGCCCCCACCATCAAGGACACCACCGGCACGGTGACCATCACCAAGAAGGGCACCTGCAAGTACACCGTGGATGGCACCGACCCCCGCTATTCTGCCACGGCCCAGGTGTACTCCAACACCTTCAGCGCGGAGAAGGGCGTTGTGGTCAAGGCCGTGGACGTGGAGAGCGGCAAGTTCCCCTCCGCGGTGGCCAGCTACACCGTAGTAGGCGCCGGAGGTTAAGCAGAAACGGCCCGGGCGGGGCTCAGCCCCGCCCGACTGCCAACAGAGAGGAGGAAGAACGGCGTGGCAACGACCGCCCAATGGATTTTTGAAAAGGCCATGAACCTGATGGACGAGGTGAACGAGTCCACTGGTGCCACCGACACGGCGGATACCCGCGAGTATAAAAACCGCACAATCCCCATTCTCAACATACTGCGGGTGGAGTGTTTTCCGGCCTCGGACACCTACCGGGTGACGGAGCCGGGCAAGCGGCCTATCTGCCCGGAGATTGCGGACTTTGACACCCCGATCGGGCTGGACGACGGTATTTGCCAGGGCGTTCTTCCCTATGGGCTGGCGGCCCATCTGCTGCTGGATGAAAACCCGGACGTGGCCGCCTACTTCAACCAGAGGTATGACGAGCTGCTGGAGGAGTACCGCAGTGCGATTCCGGCGCAGGCGGAGGACATCGAGACCATGTACGGCGGGATTGAGTACGGATGCTTCGGGAGGTGGTGACGTGGCGAACATTGTCAGCACCAGTGAGACCAAAATCTATCAGATTAAGAAGTGGCTTGGCCTGAACGAGTCTCCCGACGGCGACACACACATGAAAATGGGAGAGGCCGCCGAGATGCGCAATTTCCGCATTACCGCCGAAAACCATCTGCAAATCAGGCCCGGCTACGGCCTCTTGGCGGAACTGTCCTCCGGGAACCCGGTCCGAGGGATGTGGAGCGGCTACATCGCGGGGAAGCACCATGTTCTGGCGGCCTGCGGCGGACACCTGTGGGACTTGGATCTGGAGGAGCGCACGGCGGCGGACAAGGGGGCCATCCACGACAGCCAGACCTCCATGTTTGGCTTTTCCGATAAGCTCTACATCCTCACCGGCACGGAATACTATTCCTGGGACGGTGAGGGGGCCCCGGCGGCGGTGGAGGGATACATACCCATTGTCACTACTGCGGCCCCGCCCACCGGCGGCGGCACGCTTCTGGAGCCGATGAATCTGCTGACAGGGAAGAAGAGGGCGGAGTATTCCCCGGATGGCGAGGCCAAGGAGTTCCAGCTCCCTGAGAACAAGCTGGACGAGGTCATCTCGGTGGAGGGCACCGAGATCAAGTATACGGCAGACCTGGAAAAGGGAAAGGTGACCTTCGACTCTGCGCCGCCAAAGGGTGTTAACACAATTACCTTTACATGGCGGAAGGGCACGGGAGAGCGGGCCAAGGTAACCGGAATGCGGTTTGCAGAGCTCTACAACGGCGAATCGGACAGCCGGGCATTCTTGTATGGAGACGGCACCAACGAGGCGATTTTCTCCGGCCTGGACGAGAACGGGCAGGCGTCGGCAGAGTATTTCCCGCAGTACAACACGGTGGCGGTGGACAGCGCCAATACACCCATTACCGCTATGATCCGCCACTATGACCGCCTACTGATCTTCAAAACAGACTCGGCCTACTCCTGTTCGTACTCCACCCTTACCCTGGGGGACGGCAGTGTGTCGGCGGCGTTCTACACTTCGTCGCTGAACCGCTCCATCGGAAACGCGGCACCGGGCCAGGCAAAGCTGGTGGACAACAACGCCCGCACAGTCTACGGGCGTTCGGTCTACGAGTGGTCACTGGCGGCCAACTCCGTCCGCGACGAGCGCAATGCCAAGCGGGTCTCTGATAAGGTGGCCGCCACCCTGGGAGCGTTTGATCTGACGCAGGCCATTTGCTTTGACGACGAGTGGAACCAGGAATATTACATTTTCTACGGCGGGCAGGCCATCGTCAACAACTACCAAAATAATTCCTGGTACTTTTACGACAATCTTCCGGTAAACGCCGTGGTGGCCGTGGAGGGCACGCTCTATTTCGGGACGCTAGATGGCCGGATCATGGAGTTCTCTAGGGAGTACCGGAATGACAACCTTGAGGACATCAACGCATACTGGGAGAGCGGTTCCATGGATTTTGACCTGGATTGGAGGCGTAAATACTCCTCCACCGTCTGGACAGCCATGAAGCCGGAGAGCCAGGCCATTGTGACGCTGACGGCGGAGTCCAACGTCAAGTCGGAGTACCCGGACAAGATTGTCTCCGCCGGTCTGGCGACCTTCCTGAACATGAGCTTTGAGCACTGGAGTTTCGGCACCAACCGGAAGCCGCAGCTCATTCGCTCCAAGCTGAAGGTGAAGAAGGTAACCTACTACAAGCTCATTATCCGCAGCAAGTCTGCCTCCGCCACGGCGACCGTGCTTTCCGTGGATTTGCAGGTGCGCTACACCGGAAACGTGAAATGAGGTGCTTTTGTGGCAATCACACCTTTTGAAAAGGACATTGAGATCATCCAGAAGCTGGACGACGAACCCAACGACGTACAGGGCCTTACCCCGGAGGAGCTGAAAAAGCGATTCGATCAGGCGGCTATCTGGCTCAAAGAGTACATCAACGGGACGCTGATCCCCGCCATTACCGGGGACGGCGGCACCGGCGGCGCGTCCAACATTGGCGCGGCGGTGGATGACTTCCCCGGCGAGACGGTGCAGGAGGTGCTGGACGCCTTCAACGACGCGCTGACCGACCGCTATACTAAGTCTGAGACAAACAGCTACGTGGGCCAGGAGACGGAAAACCTGGTGGAGACCGTGCATGTGGATCTGACCACCGGAGTGATTACCGTCACCAAGAAGGACGGCTCCAAGGAGACCTTCGACACGGCGCTGGAGAAGGTGCCTGCCACCATGGCCCTGGTGGACGAGCAGGGCGGCACCTATCTGGTAATCACCAACGTGGATGGCAGCCAGACCAAGACGGATGTTTCCAAGCTGATCGACACCTACACCTTCCAGAACTCCGCCGAGGTGGCCTTTTCCGTAGACGGGAGCGGGAACAATAAAACGGTGACGGCCTCCATCCGCCCCGCCTCCATCGGCCCGGATCGCTTTACTTTGGAGGTTACACAGAAGCTGGAGCAGTACAACGCCACCAGCAAGGCCAACGCCGATGCGGCGGCGGCCTCCGCCCAGGCGGCCAAGGCCAGCGAAACCAACGCGAAAGGGAGCGAGACGGCGGCGTCCGGGAGTGCGTCCCAGTCTGCACAGAGCGCCGGAGCGGCATCCGGCAGCGCATCCCAGGCCGCGCAGAGTGCAGGGGCAGCGGCGGCCAGTGCGGAGAGCGCACAGAGCAATGCGGCCCAGGCACTGGCATCCAAGAACACGGCTGCGGGCAGCGCCACACTCTCTCAAAGCTGGGCTGAGGGTGGAACTGGAAGCCGGGAAGGCGAGGATACCAACAACGCCAAATACTGGGCGAGCGTGGCGCAGGGTGCGGCGGGCGGCGGTGTGACGACCTTCAACGGACGCAGCGGAGCCGTGGTTCCCGCCGAGGGAGACTATACCGCGAAAATGGTAGGGGCGAGGCCGGAAAGCTGGATACCGTCGGCGGCAGATACCGGGGCGGTTCCCATCACCGAGAAGGGCGCGCCCAATGGGGTGGCGACGCTGGGGCAGGACGGGAAGCTGCCCCCCTCGGAGCTGCCGCCGATGGACTATGACCCGGCGGGCAGCGCGGCGGCGGTGCAGAAGGCCCTGAGCGCCCACACCGGGAACAAGAACAACCCCCACGCCGTCACGGCAGAGCAGGTGGGGGCCTCCCGTGCGGTCAAGGGCACCTATCCCATCGCAGAGGGCCAGAGCATCCAGGCGGGCGATGTGGTGGATGTGGTGGATGGGCAGGTGCAGAAGAGCGCCACGCCGGTGGCAAATGTGGAGACAGTGTTTGATAACGGGGCGGCTACTCTTGGTACTTCTGTTCTTCGCCTTTCAGACAATCTAAATGTTGTGTGTTACCTTTATCAAAATGGTTCAACATATTGGCCTTGCGTCCATTTGATTGATGATACTGGAACAGTGGTTGGACAAACGAATAGGCAAGTCATAGAAAATGTCAATGCTTCCAATATTATGGCCGCCCGCCTGAGTGATACGCAATTTTTGGTAGGGTATTTAAAAGACCGTTCGCTACATGTAAATGTTGGTACGGTTTCAGGCAAAATCATTTCTTTTAAAGGTAGTTTTGGAGTAGATGCTGCCTTTAACAGCTACTATGCATTCGCTACGCTCCCCAATGGCCGGGTAGCGGTTGTCTACAAAGCTATCATCGCTGGCTCAAGCAAACTGAGAGTACGTGTGTATACGCTGTCTTCCTCCAGCCTCGGGAGTATATATACAAGAGATGTTACAGGGGAGTCCCAAAGTTATATTTCCGCGGCAGCTATAAGCGAGGAACGTGTATGTATCTGTTTCGCGGACGACAACGACGGCTCCAGAGGCAAGGCTGTTATTGCTGCCATCAACGGCTCCGGTGTGGTGACGTGGGGCGAGGCGGTAACATTTGAGGACTCCCGAATTTTGGTTCCTGATGTATGTGTAAGCGGCTCGGACGCAATAGTATTTTTCAAAACTACATACACGACGCCTGAGGTTTCGAATCAACATGTTCGCCTTTTAAAAGTATCAAACAATGTGATTTCCCTCCCAAATGAGAAAAAGACCATTTGGAATCGAGGGAGCGGAAATGCAGAAAATCCGATTAGCATATCTCAAGTAGGCGAAAAGTATGTCTGTCTGATTCCTCCAGGAAACAGCATTTATGGAAGTCCTGCAATTGTTGTTTCAAGAAATGCAGATGCGCTTGAATCTGGAGAGGCATTTCAATTTTGCAAGAACGTTGCAAAAGCACTCAGCGCATGTGCGGTCTCGGGCAATAACTTGATAGTCGCCTATGCTGATGCTGGAAACTCTAGCTATGGCACCGTTACTACTTTGACCGTCTCCGACAACCAGATTTCGGGCAGCTTTGTGGACGGGAGCCAAGATGCTATCGCCCTCCAGAGCGGCACAGCCGGACAGAGCATCGAGGTCGTCTACTCCGGCACCGTGGCGGCGGACTGGGTGACGGAGGGACAGGTCGTTGACAGCCCAGGCGTGTACGGCGCGGGGGTGATGTCCGGGGTGCTACAGGCGTGGAGTAAGGATAGGCCGGTAGACACAAAAATAGTCACAGGCAGCTATATCGGAACAGGGACATATGGGGCGAAAAATCCGAACAGTATAACGTTTGACTTCGCTCCAATTTTGTTTTGGGTGGTTAAATATCGGGTAGAGGGCAATACATATTTTGCGCAAGAAGAGAATGAAAGCCCGATGATATACACACCAATTCTTTCCGAAAATTATACAGAAGGTGGAGGATTTTATAACGATTCGGCGGCCAGTAGAAGCTATGCGAAAGTTGCGGATAATGGCAAGACGATAATCTGGTACCACGCGGACAATGCAAGTAAACAACTGAATAGCAGTGGGTATGCTTATTACTATATCGCCATCGGCTAAAAGGAGACCACCTATGACCATTATCCAAATTGACCCGCTGGAAACCGGCCAGCACCCGATCCAGAGCCAGAGCGGGCGGTGCGCCTGCTGGCTGGAGGGCTACATAGAGGTACCCGCCCACCTCCATGACGCGGTGTGGGCGACCTATGGCTGGTGTGACCTCCAGATTGAGGAGGGTAATCTGGTGGGTGTCACGCCTACTGAGCGGCCCGAACCGCCGGATCCGGAGCCCAAGCCGCCCTCGGAAGAGGACATCACTCTGGACATGCTGGCCGAGCACGAGGAACGGCTTTGTATGTTGGAGCTGACCACCACCGCCACCATCTGAGAAAGGAGTCACTATGACAACCGTATACAACCTTTGCAAGCTGCTCATTGACCGGGGCCGCACCGACGGCCTCCAGGACAAGATGGATGTCTATCTCGCCGCCGACCGGCTCACCCCGGAGGAGTACCAGGAGCTGGCCGGGCTACTGGCCCCGGAACAGTAATCAACAGCGGGATCGCTGGATAAAAGGATGTGAATCAAATGAGTAAGCTCATTACATACATCCCGCTCTCGTCCGTGGAGCGGATTGAGCTGAGAGTCACCAACTGCCGCAAGACACTTTCCCAGGTCAAGGAAGAGACTGGTGCCCACTATGTGTTGAATGGCGGCATGTGGAACCCAGACGGCTCGGCCTGCCCGCTGCTCAAGGTGGGCGGGGTAATGCGCTCCGGCACGCCCTGGAGGGCGATGGGCTACGCCTGGGATAAGGGCCCCGACATCCACATGACCTCCGAGTACGGGGGAGCGGATAACTTTATTGCGGTGACCGCCCTCATTGCCTCCGGTAAGCCAGTGGATAAGCCCTCCTACGGCTCAGCCCAGGGAGGCAAGCGGGGGCGGAGCGCTATTGGCCTGCGCGGTGGAAGTCTAGCCCTCTACTGCTCCGGCGACGGCACCAGGGACGCAGCCACGACGGAGACTCTGAGGGACGAGCTGGCCGGGCTGGGCTGGTCCTCCGCCGTCATGCTGGACGGGGGCGGCTCCAGCCAGTGTGACTTTGGCGGAGAGCGCATCACCGCCAGCCGCAAGGTGCACAACTGGATTTGCGTGTATCTCAAGCAGGGCGGTACTGAGACGCCGCCGGAACAGGAGGACAAGCCTATGAGCAAGTACACCGTGACGCCCAGCATCGGCGTCAACATCCGCAGCGGCCCCGGCACCGGCTACGGCAAGGCGGGGGCGTACCCCTGCGGGGCCGTGGTGGATGTTCTGGAGAAGCGGGACGGCTGGGGCAGGACGGATAAGGGCTGGGTGTCCCTGGCCTATCTGGAGGCCGTGGAGGGCCCTCAGCGGGTCACAGACAACGGCATTGCCATCCAGGAGCATATCATCTCCGGCGGGCGCAAAAACCGGCCGGGCAGGGACACCAACCCGGACACCTACATCACCATCCACGAGACCGGCAACGCGGCCAAGGGCGCCGACGCCGCGGCCCACGGGGCCTACCTGGACAGCGCCGCCGGGGAGGATGATCTGGTGAGCTGGCACTACACCGTGGACGACCACGCCATTGTCCAGCACCTGCCCGACTACGAGACAGCGTACCATGCCGGGGACGGCAAGGCCGGGCCGGGCAACACCACCAGCATCGGCATCGAGATCTGCGTCAACGCCGGAGGGGACTTTGAGGCGGCCAAAGCCAACGCGGCTGCCCTGGTGCGCCTGCTCATGGAGGAGCACGGCATCCCGCTGGACAATGTAGTCCAGCACAACCGCTGGAACGGCAAGGACTGTCCCAAGACCATCCGGGCCACAGCCGGGGCCTGGGAGGCGTTCCTAGCCCTCTGCCAGGGCGGGGCGGCGGATGTGTCCGACTTGGACACCGACGTGGACACGCTGGCAGAGGCGGGCATCATCAACAGCCCGGACTACTGGCGGGCCGGGGACTACTCCGCCGCCAACGTCCAGGCGCTCATCGGCAAGATGGCCGACTATGTACGGGAGGACGAGTGACATGGAGCACATCAACGGGATTAAGGGTACCATCGCGGCCGTGGTGGGCTGCCTGACCGCTCTGTGGGGCTGGTTTGGCTGGCTGGTGGTGGCCTGGGTGATCTGTATGCTGCTGGATTACGCTACCGGCACCGCCGCCGCTGTGCGGGCGGGGAAGTGGTCGTCCAAGGTGGCCAGGGACGGCCTGTGGCACAAGCTGGGGGCCGTGGTGGCCGTCCTGGTAGCCGCTATCCTGGACGGAGTAATTGGTTTGATCCTCGCCAACATTCCGGCACTGGAGCTGCCCTTCGACTACACGGTGTTCCTCACCGTGCTGGTGCTCGTCTGGTACATCATGACAGAGCTGGGCTCCCTCGTGGAGAACGCCGGAGCCCTCGGCGCGCCTGTACCCGCCTGGCTCCGAAAGGCCATCGCCGCCCTGGAGTCCACTGTGGACAGCGCGGAGGACACCCCGGACGTTTGGGCCGCTGAGGCGTGGGAAAAGGCCATGGACAAGGGCGTACTGGACGGCACCCGGCCCCGCGATAATATGACCCGGCAGGAGCTGGCCGTCGTACTGGAGCGCTTAAACCTATTGAGCTGAACAAGCTGGAAAGGAGGACGAAATGGCAAGCATCAAGGATTTGCAAGACCAGATGAACAAGAACTCCCAGGCGTGGCATGGAGCCAATAAGGCCGAGCAAGACCGCCTGCACAAGGAGAACGAACGCCTGCAAAGCCAGATTGACAGCATGACGGGAGGAAGCTCCACCTTCAATCCCGGTACTGGCAAGTGGACAACCACGGGTGGCTCCAGCGGCTCCAAGGGAAGTTCTTCCTCCGGGAAAGGAAGTTCAGGCGGGGGGAGCTCGGGAAAGGGGAACAGCGCCTCCGGGGTAGGAGTAAACACCGGAATCCAGCAGCAGATTAAAGACCAGATGAATCAAAACTCAAATGCCTGGTGGGGGGCCAGCGACGAGAAAAAGAAGCGGCTGGAGGAGGAAAACAAGTATTTGTCCGGCCTGTTGAACCAGAACGGGGGGAACGTCAGCTTTGACCCGGTTACAGGTACTTGGAGCGGCAGCGCGGGTGGATTGACAACGCCGCAGCTTCCTCAAGTTGAGGACTATTCCAACTATCTGGAGGAGATGTATGCGGCGCAGAAGCGGGCCGCTTTGGCGCAGATTAACAACGCCTACCAGCAGAACGTCAATGCAATCAACCGGGCGGGGGAGGGTGTGGACACCCGGTATCAGAACGCCCGGAACCAGGCGGCAGGGGCCAGTGAGCTGGCGGCCCGGAACTTCAATGAGTATGCGGCGGCGGCTGGGTTGAACTCCGGCGCGGGCGGCCAGGCCGAGCTGGCCCGCAACGTAGCCTTGCAGAATAACCTAAACGAACTGAGCACAGCGGAAGCGCAGACCTACGCAGACCTGGAACAGCAGATGGCGAACGCCGAGGTGGAGTACAACAACGCCATCGCGGAGGCGGAGGCCAACGGCGATGCCGCTCTGGCGGCGGCCTTGTATCAGGAAAAGGTGCGTGTCCAGCAGGCAAACATGGAGGCTCTGATGCAGCAGTATCAGATGGATCTCCAGAATCAGCAGCTCCAATATCAGCAGCAGCAGGATGCAGCCAGTTCAGCTCTGGCCGAGCGCCAGCAGATGGCCCAGTACGGAAACGCCTTTCTTGAGATGGGGCTTATGCCCTCTCAGGAGATGCTGGACGCCATGGGCATTACGGCGGCGGATGCACAGGCGTATATCAATCAGCTTTCGCTCCAGGCGTCCCTCACGGCCGCGGGAGGCCGGAGCGGAAATGCCGGGAGAGGTACTGGAGGAACTACCGGCAGTGGCACCGTCGAGAACGTATCCGCCCCAACCTCTAACGCAGGAGGTTCGGTTGGTGGCAGCCAGGTGCAGGGGAACAATTCAGAATGGAGTGGAATCGACATGTCCAGCGTGACGGCGCTCGGCTATGGGCCGGTCAGCAGGGCCTACCTGGAGCAGATGGTGGATAGTGGACAGGTGGAAGCATATCAAGATCCTGCTACCGGGCTGATCAAATTCCGGCGCGGAACCACTTCGACAGTCCCTTCCCGGCCCAGTTTCGGTAATATTCAGTCCTTGATTTAGAGGTGCCCTTATGGCGAAGCTGTCAGAGCTGCAATCCAAGGTAACAGGGAGCGCAATCAATGTTGACCCGCTTGGGAAAAAGCGGCCGACAACGCAGACGGTTTTTAACACCTTGCAGCAGAGTGTATCACAGAGCGCTGCCCCGTCTCCACGTATCAGTAAAACCACAGCTCCCTCCTCTTTGCCGGAGAGCAAGGGAAAGAAGGTCACACTTCCGACGGTTAAGCAGAAAACCAACCCCCTGACCACCCCAGCCAAGAGTGGATTTTTTGAAGGTCTCAGTATTTTGCCGTCTTCTGCGGATGAACTCATTAGTCCATACGCATGGGGACGGGCTGGTACCGCTCTTTTAGGGGCGGCGGAAGGGGTTACAGACTTCATCGGCAGCGGCTTCTATAAGGGAGTGCAGGGGATCAGTTCTCTTGGTGGCCTGGCTCCCAACCCGGTATCAGAGTGGGCCGGCCGAAACGCAGATGCTTTTTTAGATAACAGTATAACGCAAGACCTGGAGCAGAAACTGGCGGAGAAGTACAACCCCAGCCAGGGCGCGCAGAACGTAACCGGCATTGGACAGGCCATCGTTCAGATGCTGCCCGGCATCGGCGCGTCCAAGGTTGTGTCCGCAGCAGGGAAGGGGCTCAACGCCGCCCAGGCGCTTTCCCGCGGGGAGAACGTGAGCCGGGCGCTGTTCGGCATCCAGGCGGCGGGCAACGCGGCCAGCCAGGCCAAGGCGGAGGGAGCGGATACCGGGCAGGCCCTGGCCTTTGGCGCGGCCTCTGGGGCCCTGGAGACCGCCATTGAGGGCATCGCGGGCGGCATCCCCGGCCTGGGCGGCGGAAAGGTGGGGAAGATTGCCGAGGCAGTCAAGGCCAGCCCCCTGGTCAGCCGGGCCCTGGATATCGCAGGCGAGGGCGGCGAGGAGGCGCTTTCCACCGTTCTCACCCCTTATTTGCAGCGGGCCATTTATGACCCGGACGCCCCCAACGCCACACCGGAGGAGATTGCGCAGAGTGCCATCATGGGCGCGGTGGCCGCCGGAGTGCTCCAGGGCGGCCTGGAGCTGCCGGGGGCGATTTCTAATGCGGCGTCCGACATCAGGACCACCCGGAGGGCTATCGGGAGCAACGAGGACATTGCCCAGAGAGCCACCGCCAATCTCCAGGCGGGTCAGAACATGGCCCGGTATTCCAGCGGAAATCCGCTGGCCGTTACCTTACCGACGGTCGAAGAGTCCAAAAGTGGCCTCTTCCTGCCCGGTTCCCCCGCCTATCAGCAGGCGGATAACCGCATGCCGGGCGAGCAGGTTATCCGGGCGGAACTTCCTGGAGCTGGGCAGAAAAATGCAGATGTGGAACCTCTTGTTTCAATAGATAATATACGCCGGTATCAATCTGCAATCGACGGCGTTTTTATGGGCACGCTTCCTACTGGCGCCGATATCGTGCTCGGGCAGACGCCATCCATTCTCGCTGAGTATGGAGCGCCTGCGCTTGATCTGCACATGCGGCAAAGCGTCGCAAGGAAAATTGCATATCCATCCGGATATATGGGTGGAAAGCATAATCTTGGGCTATCAGCGCTTAAAAATCTCCCTTATCAACTTGCAGACCCCATTGCAATTATAGAGAACCCGCAAAGCAATTCGAGAGGTCTTGCGAGTAAGATCGTTCTTACAGAATGGAACGATTTGGACGGAAAACCTGTTATTATTCCGATCCACCTAAATGCACAGGGTGCAATTGATGTTCAAAACGATGTTGCATCTGCATTTGGGGCGGATTATATCCAAAGAATCATTGGTAATAATGGCGAAAATGTGTTGTATACAAAAAATAACGAGGACATTTATCAGCTTCTTTCCAAAGGGCGTCCAGTGCCCCAGGCGATGGCTGATGATGTCCTCGCTAGAAACAGTATACCCCCAGCCGGGCAGGATGTCAACCTACAGCAGGGCGATCGCGGTGAAACACAGGATCCGCCCAGGGAGGGGCCTGGGCCTGCCTTTGAGACAGGCCCGGAGAGTTCCGTCGGCGCGGCTCGGAAGGGCTTCGACCCCTGGTCGGAGTTCCAGGGCACCAAGAGCGAGTTCTTCCCCGAAGGGGCCAACGTGGCCCGCCCGGTGGACGTGCCCACCACCGACCCGCAGGGGCGGCCCATCCGCAAGACCGCCTCCACCGCCATGGGGGCAAAGGCTATTCCCGACGAGGCGGTGGGCGACATTCAGAACATGGTGCTGCGCGGGGAGCTGTCCTATGACCGAGTGAGTGACAGGACCTCCATCGACCGGGCCGTGAGAACCATTGAGGAGAAGGGCTATCAGCGGGCGTTGGAGGAGTTCTCCACCCAGGTGCGCAAGGGCTTGGTTTCCAAGGACATTGCCACCCTGGGGCAGCAGCTTCTGGTCAATGCAGCCAACGCGGGAGACGGGAAGGCCACGGCGGAGCTGCTTTCCCTCTACGCGCAGATGGAGACCACCGCCGGGCAGGCGGTACAGGCGGCCTCCATCCTGCGCAAGCTGGCCCCCAGTGACCAGCTCTACGCCGCCCAGCACGTGGTAATTGAGCTGGAAAAGACCATCCAGAAAAACTATAAGGATCTGGAGATCACCATCGACCCGGCGTTGATTGAGGAGTTCAACCGGCAGACCGACCAGACGGGCCGGGACGCAGTGCTGGATAAGATCAAGGATAACGTGGCTGCCCAGGTGCCCGCCACATGGCAGGACAAGTGGAACGCCTGGCGGTACATGGCAATGCTCTTTAACCCCAGGACGCATATCCGAAACATTGTGGGCAACGTCGGATTTCAGCCGCTGCGCTGGACAAAGGATCGGGTGGCGGCGGTCATCGAGGCGGGAGTCTCCAAGGCCAGCGGGGGAAAGCTGGAGCGCACCAAATCGTTCGTGGCCAACCCGGCGCTCTACAAGGCGGCGTGGGCGGACTGGACAAATGTGCAGGACGTGCTTTCCGGGAATAAGTATGACGACATCAGGAGCGACATCAACAGCCGCCGGAGGATTTTCAAGACACTGCCGCTGGAGGCGGCCCGGAAAGGGAACTCCGCCGCGCTGGAGTTTGAGGACGCCATCTTCAAGCGCATCACCTATGCCGACGCCCTGGCCGGATACCTCCAGGCCAACGGCGTGACGGCAGGGCAGATGCAGAATAACACGGTGGATGCGCAGCTTCTCAGCCGGGCACGGGACTACGCGGGGCTGGAGGCGCTAAAGGCTACCTATCAAGACCGAAACGCGGTGTCGGATTTTGTCTCCACTCGATATCAGGGCAAAGGGAGAAAGATTGTAAACTCTGCGATAGACGCGGTACTCCCGTTCCGGCGCACCCCGGCCAACATCCTTGTGCGGGGCCTGGAGTACAGCCCGCCGGGGCTTTTAAAGGCGATTACCTACGATCTGATACAGGTAAAGCGCGGCAAGATGACTGGAGCGGAAGCCATCGACCACATTGCCGCCGGGCTGACCGGCTCGGGCCTCATGGCCCTGGGCGCATACCTGTTTGCCCAGGGGATTGTCACCAGTGGCGGCGGGGATGATGAGAAGCAGGACGCCCTCAACGACCTGACTGGCGGGCAGAATTACGCGCTGAACTTGCCTGGCGGCGGGAACGTCACGCTGGACTGGCTGGCACCAGAAGCCCTGCCCTTCTTCATGGGCGTGGAGCTGATGGACTCCATGGGGCAGAGCGGAAACACCACAGACAGCATTATGAACGCCCTGAAATCCATTTCCGATCCCATGCTAGAGCTGAGCATGCTCCAGTCACTAAATGACATGCTTGACAGCATTTCTTTCTCGGAAGGAAAACTTGGGGAGCTAATGGCCTCTATGCTGGTCAGCTACTTCACCCAGGCCATTCCTACCCTGGGCGGCCAGATTGAGCGCACCGCAGAGGACAGGCGCATGACCACCTACACCGACAAGAACCTGCGGCTGCCCACCGATATCCAGTACGCCATCGGGCGGGCCAGCGCCCGGATTCCAGGCTGGGACTACCAGCAAGTGCCCTACATCGACGCCTGGGGGAGAGAGGAGAAGAACGGGACGCTGCCCATGCGGGCCATGAATAACTTCCTGAATCCGGCCTATACCTCTAGCATGCAGGTGACGGACGTAGACAAAGAGATTCAGCGGCTCTACAGCCAGACTGGGGATGGCTCCGTAGTACCGGAGCGGCCGCAGAAGTACATCACGGTGGACGGCGAGCGGGTGGATCTGACCGGGGAGCAATATGTGGAGTATGCCACAAAGCGGGGGCAGACCCAGTTTAAGCTTCTGGAGGAATTGCTGGACAGCAGTCTGTACCGAAGCCTGAGTGATGAAGAGAAGTCTCAGGCGGTGAGCAGCGTGTATAACTACGCTGATATGCTAGGGAAGGCTGCGGTCAGTGATTATCAGCCGGAAGATTGGGCGGTGGAGGCCCAAAACGCAAAGAAAGAATTGGGCATTTCGACATCGGAATATCTTCTGCTGCGTGGGCAGTATGGGGGCTCTCTCCTCAGCGGAAAGAAGGTGCGGGAGGCATATCAGGCCGGTATGCCTGCACAGGACTATCTGCGCTGGGCCGTCCAGGAAAAGGATACGGACGGAAGTGGAAGGACGAACCAGGCTGAGACCATCGCCGCCATTGAAACCAGTGGCTTGAGCCAGGAGGAAAAGGATGTGCTCTATGCCGTGGAACAGGTATCGGATGCAGGGCGCCGGAAATGGGAGCGGGCACGAGACTGGGGCCTGAGTGTTGAGGACTACCAACGATATTATGCTATCTATTCCGGAGACGGAAAGAAGGAGGAAAAGCTGACGGCATTGCAAAGGGCCGGTATGACTGCGGCCCAGGCAAACTATTTCTGGAACCTTATGAGCAAGAAGTAGAAAGGAAGGTACTTACCATGAAAGAACGACTGTCCAGACTGCTGACCGTAAAATCCATCGTCACCCTTATTCTGACGGTGGTATTTGCTTATCTTTCCGTCAGTGGGATGGTGGGCATCGACCAGTTCCTTACCGTGTTCACCGTTATCATTGCGTTCTACTTCGGAACACAGGCCGAGCGGGCACAGGGGAAGGGGGCGTGACCGATGTCGGAGCACGAGTGCAGCGGGACGGACTGCGCTTCCCTCGTCCGCATCAAGGCACTGGAGAGGACGCTGGAGGACGAGAAGAAGGAGCGCTCACGCTCTCACGAGAAGATCTACAACCGCCTTGGGGCCTTGGAGCGTGGTATGACGGCTGTTACCACCCAGTACAGCCAGATCATTGCACAGCTTGCCACCATGTCCGCTGATATAAACGCCCTGAAAGAGAAGCCGAACAAGCGCTGGGAGACAGTGATCACGGCCATCATCACCGGAGTGGTTGGATTCCTCTTGGCCAGGCTTGGAATGGGGTGAAGGCATGTCAATGGCCCGCGTGCGGTTCCAGGAGCGTTTCTGACCTCAGAAATGAAGCTGGCAATCCAGAAGGCGATCTGGGATTGGGAGCACGAGAAAATAGTGGAGGGCATGGCCCACATCAAGGTCATGCTTGACCAATACAGACTATAAGAAAAGCGCAGGGGTCAACGCCCCTGCGCTTCTTGTTCGGCTTCGACCTGTAGTTTTTGCCAGGCGGCCCGACTGATATTGTAGACGGTTTGACGAGAACACCCTAGCTTGGCGGCGATAACTGGCTTGGATTCTCCACGCATCAGAGCCAGCAACACCCTTCGCTCCCGGCTTCGGCGGGGGAACAATTTATAAACCAGAGCAAGAAAGTCCTGGTCCTCATAGGATTGGAGAGCTGCAATGTTCTCCTCGGATGGAATGTCCTCCTCTAGAGAGTCATCCGGGTGTATTGAGCGTATGTAATCAATGATGTTGCAGCGGATGCAGCGGCGGGCTAGAGGCTCAAAGGGACGGTTTCCGTCCCACCTTTTGGTTGCTTCCCATAAACCGATCAGACCATTTTGTAGGGCGTCTTCGTCTTTAGCTGCCTCATTGGAGACAGAATAGGCCACGGAGCGTACCAGATAGCGATATTTGATAATAAGGGCCTCCTCCTCTGCACGGTTCAAGGTCTATCCCTCCTTCGGCGGGTCGGGGAGGGGCATCCAATGCGTAACCTCCATTGACCCTCCACCCATCTTTAGACCTGGTGTATAAACTTTTCCATCTTCCAGTCTAAACATCCAGTTTCTGAAGCCTGTAATAACGGTTAATCCGTCGGTAACTAAGACCATCTCATTTTCTTTTTCCGGCAGCCTCTCCTTGACGCTAATCCACCCACTCATGCTGTCCGCCCTCCCCGTCGTGGATGGAGCCGATGATTTCTTCCTCACCAGTCCATGCGTATCCTGGCATCAAGTCAGATAGATAGATTGCTGGCATTCCTCCGATAAAGGTTCCGCCGTGTTCCTGAACCCATACCACCTCATGGGTGCAACCACGGCTGCATTTTACAATGTCCCCAACAAACACTTTCTTCCCGTTCTTGTCGGTCAGGCCGGTATACTCGCAGACCGTGGCGGGGTCAACTTCAAAGAATCCGCCTAGCATGATCCCTTTTGTGGGCGGGTCTGCCCTGGCCGATACCAACCGCGGTAGAATGTACGCTCCAGGCATAAAGTCGGCATCTTCCGGGACAGCCACAATGTTTCCCTCCACCCACTCTCCATTATCCAACCGCTTGGCTTTGAAAAGGATTTCTCTCATTGGGCACCTCCGATTGTTGGTATATAATCCATACTGAACGGAACTTCCTCCATCATTGCTCCGCAAGGGCAGGTATACAGTTCGACCCGTTCATCTTCTGAAATATCGTCAGGAAAGTCTACGCTGAAAAAGAACCCGCAATCAGGGCATTTCAAGGAAATCATTGGGCACCTCCGATGATCTCGTCAAGGGTGACGGTTTCTCCGGGGCGGAGGGAGGGGAACAAGTCTTCGTTGATATACAGGTGGTCAAAAACGAGGTTGCTGTATGGGGCTGTCATTGCTTTGCTGTGGCGCTTGATGGTACCATCCTGCCCAAACAAACGCCTGATGACCTTCGCGTCCTCCACCTCCTGCTCCGTCCAGCGGGGCTTTCGGATGATGCGGTCGGGGTGGTTAATAATTACAGCCAAATCATCCTCATTGTAGCAAGGGCTCCAGAGATCTCCCGTCTTATAATATCGCTTCCCGTCTGCTCCAATTTTGAAGGTGCCTCTATTTACCTGATTTGCGCCGAAATCGTATGTAAATTCTTCGTCTACCTCAACACCCAGCACCTGCGCAATTCTTGGTTTATTCACTTGTTGTCCTCCTCCTTGATTTTCAGGTACTTTTCGATGGCTTTTCCCAAAGTTAATGTATCATCCTCCACCACCTCGAACCCCATCAGGCGGGCGGCTTCGTGGGGGCGGGACCTTCTAAACCCAATGCAATTTTCTTGGGTTTGGTTCATCGGACATTCACAGCAATTTCTACCCCTACAAAATTGCCCGTGTGCTTGCTCGTCTGTCACCACTTCCCCCGTCTCAGGGTCCCGAAACTTCATGGTCGGCCTCCTTTCGCTGGCCGTAGGAGCAGAAATCATCCGGGCCAAAGTTAATGCTAAACGACGCTCCGCCCTCATGGTCTGTTGCAACATCATCACTCTCACATTCCATGGTATAGTGATTGAACCACTTACAATCCCGGCACCTGACCACAGGCACGGCGTCGATGGTGGGCAGGCTATCAAACATCCGCTGCATGACAGCTCCAGTCACCCCATCACCACCAAAGCACTCTCTGGCTTTATCCGCATCAACTAGTCTCATGCTCGGCCTGCTCCTTTTCCTGCTCCCTCCGTAGTGCGGCCTCGGCTTCCTCGCGGGTCAGAAAAACAGTTTTGCCTATATCTGACATATAAAAACTCCTGCTGATTTTATTGTAAGCCGTAATAGCCGAGCAATATATATCGCCATCACAAGCGACCCCTTTAATAGATACATGATTCCCCTCAATTGGGAAATGTGCTGTAGAAAACGCCGACTTTATAAACCAAACTGTGGCGTTTGGCTTACATTTGAGCACCACGCACCGCCCCTCATCGTCGGCCTGCTTAAGTTCGCGGAGGCGGTCAATGGGGCCGAGAGCACGATATTGCTCTAACTCTTGCTTGTCCAATCTTAGGCCCAAAACCTCACCCTTAAGTTGTTCAATTTCCCCTGGCTCCAAGCCCGTGTCCTCGTAGGCGGCGAGGCGGAGAAACCTTTCTTCGGGGATATTTCTGGGGTAACCTTGTTTTAGCCGGATCTCATATTCTCTGCGCTGTGCATCGGCTTCTTTTTTGTCTGTCAACCGTTCCATGTCAGTCCTCCTTATGTCTCATACACAACATCCAATCTACACAAGGCCGCATCCCTCTCCCGCTTCACCTGCTCCAGCTCGGCCTCTTGCTCTTCTAATAGCAAGTGCCTCCTATCAAGTTCTTTCGCCTGTTGAAATACTAAATCCACCTTGCTTTTTAGCTCAGCCCGCAGCGTCTCGTTTTCGGCCTGGAGCGTGGAGAGGGTGCTCCGTACTTTCTCCACCACGGTTCTCATGTTCTGCATTGTGTGGTCGTCCCAGCTGGTTATCCAGCGCAGGAACCGCTTCTCTCTCTCCGTCAACTCTACACCCCGTAAAATGTCCTCAAATTCCGCTGGGATTTTCATTATTTTTTCCCCTTTCCGGCGGCCCATCAAAGGCCGTCCAGTATTGGCCGTACAGATCCATCGCAAACGGCTTGATGTGCTTGCAGTATAGGTACCCGTCCTTTACCCCCTCTGCAATCTCAAGGCCGCCCCATTGGAGCTGAGCTATCCCTGCTCCCTCAATATAGATTGAGGTCTCCTGGGTGATGGATTCCACCTCTGCGCGTGTGTATTGGTGTCTCATGGCGATACCTCCGGCGGGCGGCGGTAGGCTTTGAACCTATACCCCCACTCTTCGCACAAGGTTTCCCAATTCATCAGTTCCTCAGATCCGAAGAACAGCACCCCGAAAGGCGTTACTTTCGCCCAGTCATTCAGCGGGGTAAACCAAATATACCGTTCTTTCTTGGCATCCTCCAGCGTCAGCGGCTCATTCGGCGGGGTGAGGGTGGGCATAGAATCAATATCGTCTTTAAAGTCCGCATAGGCTGCGGCCCATGATACAGGAGCTGTTCCGCTATTCCATGTGTCTTGGATTCTCCTGTTGCATAGCTCTTGCAGTTCGTCTGCATCAATCGCCCTTGCCATCGTTCAGCGCCTCCAATTCCTTCAATCTGATGTCCACGGCCTCGTCCGTCATGGGAGCGCCGCAGGCTGGGCAAAAGTTTTGTGCTTCCTCCATACTATCAAGGTCGTGTTCACACCTTGAACATTCCTGCCAAGTACATCCATCGTCATCAGTCATGCCTATCCACTCACCCCTCCACGACTTCTCCACCTGCTCCCGGCTGACGGGGCGGAGGGCGGCAATTGCCATCTTAGCGGCTTCAACCTCAGTCGGCTTATATGTCCAGTATTCGATTATGTTTTGCAATGACTTGATCGCTTCTTCTCGCGTCATGGCTGGGCCTCCAATCTCTGCAATTCCTCCGCGCTCAGAATCGGCGCTCTGGTGTTCCATTCTAGGCGGGCCGAAAATTCTTCTGGGAACACAACCCCCTGTTCTATTAGGCCGCAGTTTCGGCATCTGACGTAATCCAGCCCAACAAGAATACCATCATACTCCCCATAATCGACATTCTCGCTGCCACACCTTTTACATTCCAGCAGCATCCCCGCATCCGTCAGCCGCTTGGCCGCCTCTTTATCACCAAGCAGGGCTAATTTGATATCATCCACCACAGATACCTCCCCATTGTTCGGCCATCGCCTTTGCCAATCCAGGAAACGTCTTGGCTCTGTTTTTCTGACGGTCTTTCCCGCCTCGCATAAACCACGTCCCGGCCTCATGGCAGCCGCACTCCGGGTCTACGATGTCTGTCGGTTCCAATGGCGGCAGGCCCTTCAGCCACAGACGGGTCTTTTTCGGTACTGGATGCCCGAACATCCAGGGCTGCACCTCCTGGCTGTGCGGCGGCATTTCATAAATTCTGCTTGATACTGGATTTTCAACACAGATTTTCGGGCAGTCCGCGTCCAGAAATTTCAGAAAAAACTCCTTTGCCTCCAAACCTTTCTGGTATCGCTCCTGATTGAGGATGCCGCCGCGAAACAGGTGCTTAGCACCAGCGTTTGACAAGTATGTACAGGGTGGAAACGCCAGAATCATATCCCACTGTATTTTCAGTAACTCCAGCGCGTCACATCTCAGATGCCACTCCGGATGCCCCCCGCTGCACGGCTCAATGTCGCAGCTGTACGCATCATGCCCCAACGCCCGGAACGCTTTGCAGACTTCCTGCGACTCCTCACAGGCCACCAACACCCTCATAGCTTGGCCGCCTCGTGGTCGCCCAGAAGGGCGCGCATCTTATCGTCCATTGCACTTTTCCTCCCGTACTATGCGGCCATCCCCGCGCTTTTTTGACCGGCTTGCCATCTCATAAATACTGTGCACCTTACACCCGAGCGCTTTTGCGCACTCCTGTGCCGTGCCAAACGCCCGGACATTCCCTTCCCGGTCATAGATGGTGTAATCGCTGTATGGACGCCTTCGGGTACGGCCGTAGCACGGCAGCCGCAGTTTATAGTGCCGCCAGTAATACACCTGGCTTCCCGACGCCCCAATTTCTTCCGCAATTTGCTGGTCGTTCAGCCCAAGCGCGTTCAGCTTTTTCAGCCGCCGCAGCTGTAATGTTGTCATAGCTTATCTCCCGTTGAGGTATGCCATCTTAGCTTGAGGAGACCGATTGTTCGACGGCAAATTATTCCTTGCCCTCCATGCGGCGATTGGATTTTTTGATAAGCCAAAGTGCTTCCCAATCTTGATATCGCTCATGCCCTTCCGGTACAGTTGCATACAGACCGCTTCGTCAAATACGGCCTTTGGCCTCCCGTTTGGATTCGGCGGGGTGCGTTGAACTGTCTTTTTCTCTGTGCAGCGTGCGCCCGGCGGGCAGATCAAAGAGCGGGCATGCCCGGTATAGCCTATGTAGTCGCAGCAGTACAGCCCGGCGGTGATATAGCATCTGTAGATGCAGTCAGCACAGTGCTTATCCACGGGACAGCCTCCTGCGAGCATACTCTGCCATTAATAGGGCCTCTGCCATACCGTCATCGTCTTTTCGACCGCCCTCTTTTCGCAAATTAGCGGTAGGGAACAGCCGCTTGCACACCTGAATGGAACTGTTTTTGTCCCCGGTGATGGAAAACTCTTTTTTCCATTTCTGCGGACGTACTAGTTCATAAGGGATTCCGAAAGCTGTGAGAAGCCCTTGGATAAAACCGAAGTTCTCTCCAAAGTGAAACATGGAGTTGACTCCCTGTCCCGGCATGGCTCCCACATGCTCCAGGCATACGATGCAGTCCGCTTCTGAAAACTCCAACTCGTCTGCATATGACTGCGGGCCATAAGGGACAATTCGGAAAGTCCTGTCCTCCTTAAGCACTGCCATAGCTCCGTTTTTCCCCGGATCAATTCCGATGTATGTCATGTTGATTCCTCCAACGCCAGCCGTTCGGCCAGCCCTCCAATCATCTGTTTTATGTCGCCGGGCAGCGCCTGTAACTCGGCCTCCTGCTTGGCCCGCTCCTGATAGGAGCGCTGGAAGTTGGAGCCGATGACGCTCTGCACTGTATTGGCATCCATCCGTGCCCAGGCTTTGAGCTGCTCCGGTGTCCCCACCAATCGGCGGAGCATGGGCGGCAGCCGCTTGAACTCCTCCCGGCTGTTGTAGGCCGACCGCTGTACGGCCCGCCATACCAACCCCCAAGCCTCCTGCGGGGCCATCTGCGGCCGCTCCGTAAGCTGTCTTATCTTAGCCTTTACCGCGCCGATATGGGGTGGATAGCCCTTGCTGTCCGTTGCGATCAGCGCCTTGACTGCGGCGGCCACAATTGCGGCATCATCCTCGGCAAACATATCTGTCCACAAGGAGATGGTGTCCAATGCCTCCTGCCGCCCCACGTCCCGGTAAAACTGCGGGTAGGCACCACGGAGCACAGACATGAGCTTAATCACTTCTTCGCGTTTCACACGATGCCCTCCTCTCGGGCAATATCCAGAAACACATTTCCGCCCCTCCGCGGGGCCTGCCCGGATTTGAGCCGGTCGAAAATGATGCCTTGCCAGTTGTTCGCCATGCACTCCCCGATCAGGTCAATAACAGCCTGTTCCCCATAGGTCTCCGCCGCCTTCTGCACCTGAGTCACCAGAGACTGGAGGCCCGTGGGCTTGTAGTCCTGTCGCTTCTCATGCTTATACCGAACCCAGGCGGAAAAGGCACCCTGGAGGGCGGGTGAGCCCCCCGGAAGGGGGGTAGGGGGGATATGTTCTCCTTTTCCTTTTCCTTTTCCTTCTTCTTTTCCTTTTTCTTGGGGGGCGTTCGGTAGGCGTTCGGGGGGCGTTCGCCCCCGTTCGCTACCGTTCGCACCCGTTCGCTTGCCGCCGAGCTCGCCGTTTTTTCTGTTCTTGGCACACTTTTTGGCGTATTCTTCGTTATCCCGGTCTATCTGGCTTCTGAATGCCGGGAATAGGTATCGCTCATTCCCACTGAGCTGTGGCGCTTCGCCCGTCTTGCTGTATAATAGGCAAGCCGTGAAAAGTCGTCCCTTCTCAGCGTCTGTGAGTTCCTCCATGGCCTCCAGGTAACTGTGATAGGCCGGGAAATATTCCCTTGCCATAAGACGCCCCATTAAAACGGGAGCTCGCCGTCCCCATCGGCTAGTTCGCCGAACTGTCCAGTAGGCGGATAACCGGAAGTAGGAGCAGGTGCCCAAGCGCTCCCTCCCCCAAAGGCGGGAGAGGGCTTGCGGTTCTCTGCCAGGCGTTTAAGTTCCGGCACCTTGAAATCTCCCTTTTGGATCGCCTGGATAGAGCGGGTCTGGTACACGTACAGCCGGGTCTTTACATCGCCGGTGTTTTTGGTATATTCCTCTTCGCCCAGCACCAGGCCGAAACGGCGGCCAACCATGTCACGCAGATTGAACTCGTCGAAGCGGTAGCCGGGGTTGGAGTCTTCCAGGGCGGTCTTGAAGGACTTGAAAAAGCCCAGAGCAGAGGGCTTGTAGCTGCGGCGGAGCTGAATAGGCCAGAATCCCGCACGGGCGAAAGTGTCGCTGTTATTCCCCTTGTATGTCCCCTCAGCAAAGTCCCACTCAATCAAGAGGTACTCCTTTTCCTCCACGTCTTCCACGCGGCAGATTGTTGCAATATAAGCGCCGGGCTTGGGGTTGTCAAACTCGGAAGCCTCCTGAACCTCGTCCCAGTTGATTTTATTCATGCTCGGTTTCCTCCTTCTTGGGGGTCAGGCCCCAGTATTCGCGGATGGTGGTGTCCACCAGCTTCAAATCGTTGTCAATCTCTTCCGGGAACATGTCAATGGGAGATTTCGCAGTACTGAACCCCTCGGACTGAGTAATGAAGTAGTGCTTGTCCTTTTCCGCCCGGCAAAGGAGGACGATGGAGAACAACCCCTCTACCGTCAGCTTCTCGTCCAGCATCTTCCCGATGGTCTTTGCTTTCAGCGTGCCGTCCGGGTTGGACTCCGTGTGATGGAGAAAGTAGACGATGCAGTCCCTCGGCGTCTGTGTGATGACAAACTGGATCAGGTTGCGGAAGTTCAGGGCGATGTCGGTAAACTTGTTATAGCCCGTCTCCTTGGCCCGGTCGAAGAACTCGAAAGCCAGCAGATACTGACTGTCGTCGATGGCATAGGTTTTCAAATTCGGCGCGGAAAGAGACTTAATGATGGTGGGGTAGGTCGCGCCGTTGATAGTGGGAAGTGCCTTTCGGAATGGCAGGGGCTTGGAAGCTACATTGAAGACGCCGATCTCCGTAGGGTTAAAATTGCGCAGGGCGGTGGACTTGCCAGAGCCAGATTCGCCCAAAATCAAAACTGGAATGCCCATCACTTCACCCCCACGCTACAGCCTTGCTCAATCGAGGCATATGGAACGGGAACGCCCTCCTTAATGAGCTTGCCAATGTCAGTCTTGCTGAGCTCCGGTTCCTTGTACTTGACGCACTCCGCATCATAGCCGTTCTGCTCCAGCCAGCGGATCAGGGCCTCCGGATTGGACACCTGAATGGACGAGGTTTTGCGGAAAGTGACGGAACACCTGGCCGTCTGGAACTTCTCGCCGTCTAATGCAAGGGACAGATAGGATTTCAGCCGTTCCGCCTTGTTCTCCAGGACCTTCCTGCGCTCATTGAGCGTGTCCGCCTCTTCTTTGATGGCCTTGGCGTCGGCCATCAAATCCTTGTACCAAAGGGCCATATTCTCAATCTTAGCGTCCCGGTCCATCTGGAGCGCGGCAAACGCCTCATAGTCCATTAGTTCCCCTGTTTCCGGGTCTACTAGGCCTTGAATTGCCTGGTCAATTTCATATAGTGTCATTTTGTTCCTCCTTACATTTCTGGCACATTTCCTCGTTTTGATAGAGCTCTGCCCCGCAATTTGGGCAATTCCCTGCAATTGGCGCTTGCTGTATATCACGGCATGGCGAAAACGGCAGCCACCACTCCATATCAGGCAATCGCCGGAAGCACCGCCCGCGGGCAACCGTCCTCGCCCATATAAAGAAATCCGGTTCGGCCATCTGACAGGCGGATATGTACTGTACCGTCCAGGGCGTTAATCTCGTCGATTGGGTAGCCGATATTCTCCATCGCCCAGCGCAGCAGGGCGGAAATATTTGTGGTATTCAGCATTGACAAAACAACTCCTTTTGCTGATAATAAATCCAGGGGTGTTAGATATGAGATTTACTTTTGATGCAGTCTGTAAAAAATGTGGGAAAGAAATGCAGTTTTCTTGCGACATGGACAACGCAAAGGATCTTGTTTACATTGCTCGATGCCCACGCTGTGGCTATTTCCCTTCAGATCCTGATATCGAGCGGATTTACCACATTATGGACAGCATAGAAACGTTCGAACAAAGAAACACAGCCCTACACATAATCAAGATTTCTCCGAACCTGGGGAAATTGAGTCCAAGATCTCTATAAGCAGAAAACAGATCTCCTGTTCCGCATGAAGTTTTTTCCTAAGCTCTTCTGCAATGTCATGCTTGATTTCCTCAAATTGCCTTGCCATTTGAAATTTCCTCCTCTTGCCGCCCTCCGGTTTCGCACACCGGAGAGCGGCGCTTTTATTGCTCCGGGATAGTGATGACCGCCCAAACATCGTCGATGCTCTCCGCGCCCTCCAGGCCGGTGATCTGGATGGTGAGCGGGCCGGTGGGCGTGGGGTCCGGGGTGGTGGTTGCCGCCGGGGTTTCAATGGCTGGCTGCTCCGGCTCCTGGTTCCAGATGATTTCAACTAGTGCAACCAGCGCCAGTAGGAGAAACAGAGCAGCAACGCTCGTAATCAGATAGCGGTTCATAGCAGCCACTCCACCCAACTATCAGCAAATAGGGCCACTAGAAAGCAGATGGTGACCACCACACCGCGCACAGCCTCCCGGCGGGCCAAGAGACGCTCATTTCGAGTCTTGCTCATGGTAGCTCACCTCCTTCGCCATGTCCTCCAGTTTGAACAGGGTTTCCATGTTCAGGCGGACGGTGCGGTCGCCGCCCAAAAGCCGGGAGACGGTTTCGTCCCGGATACCCAGGGCGCGGCCAATATCCCGGTTGCGCAGCCGGTTCCGGCATTTGTAGACGGCCAGACCGTCGGCCAGGCGCTGGGCCATGGCGTCATAGCGGGCCGCCAGACGCTGGTCAGCGGTCAGATACACTTTCGGCATTGTGCTTCTCCTCCTCTCGGTTACACAGGGCCTTAATCAGCTCCTGGACTTTAATTTCATAGGCGGCGTAGATGATGCGATCCACCAAACGGCGGGTGTTGCGGGCCTGGAGTTCCAAGTCCTTGATTCTGTCGTTCTCGTTCACAAAAATTCCTCCTTGCGCTTGCGGCCGCAGGGAGGTTGTGGTACAATCTTCCTGCAAGCCTGATTGGTTGCTTCAATTAGGTTTGCCGCCCTCGCCGGTGGTTCCAGCACTGGCGGGGGCATTTTATTAAATTTTGCGGAGATGTTGTTTATGTGGCTTAATTTTGCTGAGGCATTATTTCCCAGCGCGGCGGCCCTTTTGGGCTTGTTTGAGAAGGCTAGAAACCCAAGCTGATGTATCAGGGGAAGGGGCTTCAAGGTGGAGGGCCTTTTCACTGCTTGACTTGCGTTTTCCCTTTTTCATTTGCAACTCCTTTCAGCCATTCCAGGTGTTTGCAGGGCCCCCGGCGGCCCTTGAGGCAGCACCGGCGGCGGTGGATGTATGCGTCATTCATGTAGCGCTCGTGCAGACGGCACCAGGCCGTCGGGGCCGCTGGGGCCTTCGTCTTACGGCGGGTCATGGCTGGATGGTACGACGGGCCGACTCGAAAGCTTCGATGTCCTGGGGCCGGATACAGTAGTTCTTCCCCGTCTTGATTGCGGGCAGTTTCTTCTTTCGGATCCAGTCCCAAACTGTAATCAGCTTCACGCCGTAGCGGTCGGCCACTTCCTGACAGGTATAACAGCGTTCCATGGACAAAACTCCTTTCGTTAAATTGTTCGGAATTGTTTTGTTTATGTTGAATTTTGTTCGGAGATGTGATATGCTCCAGATAAGGAAGGTTCAAGAAATGGAGGTATCACAATGGTTCGAGAATACCGGGACTATCAGGTAAACTGTTTGAGAGAGCCGGGAAGAATCGAGCATGTCCAGATCATTATTGAAGCGGACAATGGCACACTCATTCCTCTGGAGAGCCGGGGATGTGAACAGGCATCTGCCTGTCCAGAATGCAATCTTTGCAGGGCCGCTCTCCCTGACATGGTATTTCATAACCCGAATTTGCCCACGCATATTCCCGTGACCCCCAAGCTTCTGGAGAAAGCATAAGAAGGGAGCGCAGTGCGTCCCGATATTCCGGGGAACAGGGCGCGATAGATTCCGAGATGGACTTTCCGCACATCGCAGCAGTGCAACAGGTGGCTTTGATGGCAAAGCCTCGTTCCTTTTGATCCATTTGACCTCCCTTCTGTCGAGCCATATCCGCCTCTCCTTCAACCAGTTAGTTTTTCGGCCAAATCATATCCGCGTAATTGTTCGGCATAAACCTATAATACCGAACTTTAACGCGGAAGTCAAGAGAGATCCGCGTAATTGTTCGGGAATGGGTAGTTGCACAAAAAGGGGTGATATATTTTGGTAGATTTTGATAGGCTGGAGGGCTTGATTAAAGAGCAGGGCCGGACAAAAGCGTTCTTGTGTGACAAGGCAGGGAAGCGTCGGAACTATATTACAGATGCAAGAGCAGGGAATGGCTCCATATCCGATGAGGCCCTTGCAATCTTCGCCCGGGAGCTGGGCACCACAGTGGCATACCTGACTGGCGAGAGCGACGAAGTCAGAGCAGAAGAAAAGCCCGCCGGACAAGAGTCCGACGAGCTCGTGAATGCAATCATATTGGGACGGGATGGGAAGAAGGTCAAGCGTACCTATACCAAAGACCAGATAGAGGCCCTATATAAACTCATTGATGTTATGCCCTATCTGGATGATGAAGAGATTCTTTGATAAACGGCTCAAACTGACAGTAGAGCCGCCATTCCACTGGGGAGCGGAAGAAGCAGGAGCGGCCATAGCGGCGCATGGATTCCATGTCCCGCGCCTCAAGTCGCCGCATTCGCTCGGCGGCTATCTCAGAGGCCCGGCCGGAGAGACGGCAGGCGTAGCGGATGGCATATGGGCTATTCAGCTTCAAGCCGCGCAGGACGCAAGAGGGAGCCAGAAGCTGAGCCGCGAAACGGTCTGCGTCCCGCTCCATGGGGTCGTCTGATCCGCTCCGGCGAAGTGTGTTTTCGCCTACGGAGACATGCCCCATGCAGTAGTGCCCAATCTCGTGTGCAATAGTGAAGCTTCGGCGGCCCTCTGTTTGCTCCGGGCGGTAAAAGATGATGGAAGGGCCGTTCTCTACACGGAACAGGAAGCCATCTGCGCCGCGAAGAGCGGGCAAAAGGCCGTATCGCTGGATGATGCGGTATCCTTGGGTATAGGATAATAGACCAATGCCAAGTTTATGGCAGATTTGCTTCAAGTCTACGGGCAGTTTCGTGATCCCACAGTAGAGCAGCGTTTCCCAGGCAGTCATGTAATCCACCCCTGAACGGTGATGTGTTGAGTTTATTATAGAACTAATGTTCTATAATTGCAAGATAATAATAATGCAAAAATAGGAAGAATTTTCTATAAATGTAAGACGGTTAAGGCCGGACTATTGGGCAAAGGGATGAAAATTCTATGGAATATACCATGTGGGAAAGAACACCGCTGAAATGGCACAAATTCTTAACGTATGTGGCGTTACCCTTATCTACCGCATTGAGTATTTTCCTTTTAATTGTGTATGTCAGAGACATGGTTTTGTATCATTGGATGTGGGACGAAACTATGGCCGTATTGAGCTGGCTGGATATCTATTATGCAATAGCTAGATCCGTGTTGTCTGTCGTCGCTTTGCTGGGATGCCTCCCCAAAAGAAGACGATGGTATGGGCCAAAGTGCGTCATCGCACTGCTTTTTTTGTCGGCGGCATATTCTATGCTTTGTGCTATTCTTTATAGCCTCTTTGATACACCGCAGGACATGATTTATCAGCAGTTTGACATAATAGTTTCTTGTTCAGTCACCGGCATACTAACGTTTTTATATTATAAGAAACGCAAACGCTTGTTTTCATTAGGAGCTATTCAATCCAAAACTTGCAAGGTAGGAAGTTCGGTGGAAGCCCAAAATGTTCTCGCAAAGAGTAATGAGAAAGAACCAGAAAACAGTGTTGAACTCCTAATAAATATACAAAACGATAACGAATCAAAGCAGAGTAACGATAGCGTAATACTCCAAAGGGGTAAAACATTATCATTTTGGGTTGTAATTGTTCTTGCTGTTTTGTGCGTGATTTGTATTATAGTCAGTGCATTTAGTTTCTTTTCTCTCCAGGTAAAAAGTGAACAACTAGAAGAAGCACAGACACTATTGCGCATATCAGAAAAAAACTATGACAGTTTAAGTGAACGGTATGGAAGCATAAGAGCACAAAAAGATGCAATGCAGTCTGAGTTGAATTTTTGGGAAAATTCAGCAGTAATTGTGACACAATATGGAGAAAAGTACCATACTTATGGATGTCAATATGTAGAAGGGAAAGCATACTGGATTTACAATGTTGAGGCTGCGATTGATTACGGCTACACCCCATGCTCCGCCTGCAACCCTCCGAGGCCATAAAAGAGCCGCCCCAGGAGAGGCGGTCTTGACAAGAGAATATAGGACGGTTTATAATAGACATAGAAAGGCGCTGCAACAAGCGGTTAGCCCGGTATGAGGTTAATAAAGCAAAGCTCTAGAAACCGTCACTTGGCCGAGTGGCGGTTTCTGCTTTTCACAATAATCGTAACGGTGAACCGTCCGATATGTAGTGTGATCCGCATGGGCCTCACCCCCTTTCGGGAGGTGTGGCTAACCGCCTGCCGTTGTGCAGCGCCTGTAGACAGAATAGCACAGCAATCGACAGAAAGCAAGAGAAACCGCCCCCGGTACTCGCAATACCGGGGGCGGCCATAGAAGGGCAGATGCTTGTGGGCGCTCTGCTCCCTCATTATAGCAGACAGGAGGGATTTTTGCAATGACTGAACAGGAAAAGCTATGGGCCAAAAGGCGAGTGAAGGCCGCGAAGCTGTCCGGCCCGAAACCCGTCGAGCTGCCGTCGCATTCCTGGCGCTGTCAGGTGATGGTGGACGGGCGCCGGATCTCCGTCGTGGACGACGACCCAGAGGTTGCACATGCGAAAGCGCTGGCAATCAAAACGGGGATGCTGGTGAGCAAGGACAAAGAACAAAAGGTGACGGTTGACGAGGCGATATCACGCTATATCCAGGCTGGAGAAGGAGCGCTGTCGCCTACAACGATACGAGGCTATGAGACGATACGGAAGCACAGGTTTCCTGGCCTCATGCGCAGAGACGTACATACAATCACGCGCCTGGACGTGCAACGCGCTGTTTCCGACGAGGCAAAGAAAGTATCCGCGAAGACCATAAAGAACGCTTATGGGCTCCTGACTGCGGTGCTGAAAGACTATGGGGTGGACGTGTCCGGCGTAAAGCTGCCCCAGCGGGTGAAGAGGCAAAAGCAATATCTTACTGTGGAGGAAGTCGTGAAACTTATCGACTGTGCGGTGGGTGATCCGTGCGAATTGCCTATTGTTATGGCCGTATGGCTTGGCATGAGACGATCGGAGATATGCGGCCTGTATTGGGATTGCGTTGACTTCGACGGTGGCAAGGTGGAGGTCCGGCGGGCTATGGTGCCGGACAAAGATAACAAATGGGTTATAAAAGAATACCCAAAGAACGAAGGTTCGCAGCGGCTTGTCGGATGCCCGGATTATATCATGGAGAAGCTGCGGGGCATGTACCATGGGCAGCAGGGGAGAGTATTCCAGTGGCACCCGGACACTGTGCGAAAGCATGTCCATGCCATCTGCAAACGGGCTGGAATAACGGACACCACCGTGCACGGGCTCCGACACGCAAATGCAGCTATTATGATACTGCTCAATGTCGTAGATCAGTACGCCATGGCCCGGAATGGATGGACTAGCGATTACACCTTTAAGCAGATTTATGGTTATGTGTTCCCCGACGGAGCCCAGGAAACAGACCAAATCATAAACGCATTTTTGGAGGAGAAACTAAAATTGCACACGGATTTGCACACGGAAAACAGTGGAGATTAG